CTTCGGTAGCTCGCCGGCAGAAGTCATTGCTGACTGGTGCACGGATGGACCTTAAATGGTCTGTCTGCTCACTAAACTCTAATGCGAATCCTATCATACTTAGGTATGAGAGGCAACAAACAAGTTTACGACTATAAAAAGCCATAAATGTAGTTGCGCATTAGGCGCCTCGGTGTTTTCCTTTGAAGAGCCTATCAAACTCTTCATTGGAGCGAAATCCGATATCGCTTAATCTCCGTAATTACGGGGTTGGCTCACCGCCGTGTGATAAGCGGTGGTGATAGTTAATAAATTATGTTTGGTAACCTCACGGTCTACCCGACCTACCCTATAGGGGGTTGCCTCTAGCCAGTGCCCGCTTCGCGGGGCCTGGGAACTAGAGATTAGTAGGGTTCCATTAACAAAATTAAATAATGAAAATGAAACACACACTTCACTCGATCCGGAAGTATTCTCATACTCTGATGCATCGCTTAGGTGTAGCTACTAATTGGCAACGTATCTTTATGATACAAAACAGGGCAATAGGTTACCTTAACCAGGTACCTATTGTTCTGTTTGGTCGGTCAGGTCGAACCTGGATTTTATATATTGTGGATTTTACACGTTTTGCACGAAAGGTGAAACGACATCAAGGCTATAAAGGCCTTGCTATCGTTCTCAAGGTAGCGAATGTCGCTTTGATGCGATTTGGTGGGGGTCAACCCCTGCCTAACTCATTCGCCCTTGGGGCCGCTAGAGTGTCGTTCAGTGGTCGAGGCTTACCCGCGTTCTTGCCTAGGCAAGCACGTAAAGAGCTTCGGCGTGGTAATACGCGAGTACTTCGGTTCTACTTAACTTTAACTTCCCTATATAGGGTGTTAGATTATAGAGGACAACTGAAGTTATCAACTATTACTGACCCAGGTAGAGAGTTTGACGTAATTTTTTACGTTAGTTTTCTTCCCATCTTCTTCGGATATTTGAAGAAGTCGATGGAGGGTTTAGAGCTGGGAAAGGTTAAACCTTTCTTCATTTCTAAATCAGGGCCTGGTACTGAGTACCGTCCTGTCGTTAATAAGACTGGTACTGTTAAGTTGTTATTGTACAACTCGACAGCCGTTCTTACTATGCAAGCAATGGCATTAAGGCAAGATAGGCATAAGGACCTATTTAACTTAATGTCTAAGTTTGCAACCCTATTTGAGGGGGGGACCGATTTGATTCGGTCCCTGTCCGCTATAGGGGACGAGGGACTTAAAATCCCTTTCCTACATCGTTTGATCCCTACTTACTTAGGTAAGTTGGGGTTGAAGGATGAACCGGGTAAGGTGAGAGTGTTTGCCATGGTTGATTGGTGGACTCAGGTTCTCCTGAAGCCACTACATCTCCTAATCTTTTCTCTTCTGAGAAGGATTAGGCAAGATGCTACGTTCGACCAAGGAAGAGGCGTTCGGTATGCGAATAGATTGTCTCAATTAGGATTAACATCCTATTGTTATGATCTGTCCGCCGCTACTGATCGTCTCCCTGTTTTATTACAGGCTATGTTAGTTAATAACTTAGTTCCAGGAGCAGGGCAGTTGTGAGCCGAGATCTTAACAGATCGGGCTTACGCTGTTCCTGTAGCCGCCCGTAGGCGCGGTTTCCGCGTGGCCGAGTCTGTTCGTTACAGAGTCGGTCAACCTATGGGAGCATTGT